CCTAATGCTAAAACAAAATCAATTGAATCTGATGACGCAAGACTTGATGAAAACGTAAGAGTAGAACCCGAAACTGTGTATGAGCTACCAGCTTTTTGAATAACACCATTTAGTGATACCAAAAGATGATTTGCTGATTCTGGTACAAAAGCTGTTGAATCTAATGTTAAACTATAACTTGCTGTTGCTGATGCTGTAAGATTGTCCAGCATATTATAAGCACCTGTTTGTGGTTCTTTTCCTATAAATCCCATTACGGTTTACTCCAAACTGAATGAGTTAAATTATTATTTTCATCTACAGCTAATAATTCATCATATTTACTTTCGTTATAGTCTGCTGGAATATCTCGTAGCTTTTGTCTATATTCAGTTTGTGCATCTGTCATATTACCTCGCAATACCCACCAATCTGTTTCTCTTAATTTAGTTTCTCTATGTTCTTTTATCCAACGAAGTTTAGTTTCTGCATTATTAAACTGTGCATTTTTTGTATCTTGAACAGCTTGTTCTTCGTCTGTGTACTCTACAAAACTTT